CAGTTGAAAACTTTGAACAAATTTTATGTAGCATCAATAACTCTGAAATTCGTATATCTCTTGAGAAATTGTTTGCACTATGTGGTGTTGGTACCGGCTCTGATGGTACTAATATAGCCAAGGATGTCGTTGGTGATCTCACAGGAAATGTAACTGGAGACGTTACAGGCTCTGTCACAAAACTCTTGGCCGGTACGGCCCCGGTGAATGCAGTAAAAGCTGGTGGTATTTTAACGTGGGACACTTTTGCTACGATCGGTGACACGATACTTATAGGTACCAGGACATACACCTTCGTTGCTGATGGAACCAAATCGGTCGACGGTGAGATTGATATTGGATCTGCCACAGCTGCCGACTCACAGGCTGAAATTTTGGCAGCTATCGATGGCACGGACACAAACAGTGCTGTCAATACAGATGTAGTCATGTCGGCCTTCGACGTCAACGATGCTTGCATTGTGACGGCCATCACGGCCGGTGCCGTGGGTAATGCCATTGCAACCGTAACCACTCCCAACGATGCCTCAAATAAGTTTACTGCTGCTACCCAGTTACTGGGAGTAAACGGAACAGTGGGTGAAGCTGGAACCACAATCGTGGCCAACGGCAACACGTACACGGCCAAGGCAGCTAACACGATTGCCGATGCCAACTGGAAGAAACTACCTCAGACACCGTTCCTCGGAACTGGTGCTGGACCCCAAACCATAACCTCCGTTGTGGATCTTGGTGAGACAGACTTTGATACCGACGTAATTCTTTTGGATGGTACCCTGGCCTGCACGGTAGTTGACTGGACCCCAACACCTGGAGTTACATATGTCATTGAGTGTGTTGATTCCACCAGTGATCCTGTGATCACCTTGACATCTGGAATTACAATTAACTCAACTGGAAATGACAAGATGACTTTCCCCGATGCTGATGACTCCATCGTTCTTAAGATGGTGTCTGCTACTCGGATGGTTATTCTTTCCAACAACGGGTCAGTCACACTGGCAACGGCATAATGGGAAAGGGAGATAAATAATTATGGCAGCTTATGCACAAAACCTCAAAGCCCCTGCTATGAAGTTGAACTTTGAGTCGATGAATAACATCAACGACAAAGAGATCTTCTACAGCATCTTTGATACAATTAACACGGAGTATGCAGCTATGGCTACTGCAGGCCTGGCATCGTACACGGTGACAAGTGGTCTGCAGGCTACTCTCGAACAGAAGTGTGAGAGAATGTCTGATGCCCTTCGTGTTGAAATACTCAAGTCCTTTTTCGTAGTACTGCTTATTGAGTATGCCTCGGTGGAAACCCTCGGGTTGTCCTACGTGATTACTACCAGTGCTACAGTGGCTCTACAGACATTTCGAGATCATCTGTTGCAGTCCGTTGAAAACTTTTGCAGTGTTGAGAACAGAATTATGCTTGGCATACTGATTGATCAGTTGCAGGCAGAGCACGTCTTACTTGCTGCAGCATCTTAATTCATCCCTATAATGGTATTCCTTTATAGGCCACCCGGCCCCGATCTGTTTGATGGGGGCTGGGTATTACACTTTAGAGGAGGCCCGGTATGGCATGGTTGGATGGATACAACAGACGAATTGAGCTTATAATAGATCATACTCAGATAGACACAGGTCTCGTTGACTTCCCTATGCTCATCGATGTGGAAGAGGCACAGTTTTTTAGTGATATGCTCCCGACGGATGGGGAGTACTCAGACGAAGTCTTTGATGATGTTGGTGGTCTGTACGGGGATGAGTTCCCAGGGTCATTGGAAGAACCTAATGCAGACCTGTGGTATCGGCCAAGTGGCTACTCTTCTCAAAGTTTAAGAGTAGAATCCAACCGGCTGGAGTACAGTCAAAGTTCGGGTAGTGGGAGTCTTCTTATATCTAAACTTGAGGGCTTGTTTAAGTTAGCTGGTGATTTTGATATCCAGGCTGACTTTGAGTTATTCATAACAAACACACCCTCATCTGGAATGAGTACAGCATCCTTTATTATACAGGACTCTGTAAATGGGAATAGGGCATCTGTTGGTGCTGGGGTTCGTACCTCAGCCGACCAAAAACGATGGTACATGAATGACACCGTCAGTGGATACACAGACTACAGTGCCCAAACAAAACCAGCAGTATTAAAGCATCGTATAGTAAGGGTTGGCTCTGTTATCAAGGGATATATTTGGGATACAGATACCAACGAGTGGGTGTGGAATGGTAACACCAATGGGTACACTTTTGGCATAACCGGCACCAACGACATGTTGGTCCGGTTTGAAATAAGTGTTCCTCACACGTTCTTAAATTTCGGTGTAGCTTGGGATAATTTTAAAATAAACTCGGGTACTGTTACGTGGGCCTCTATGGCTCTACCAACAGCAAACCTGTTTCAGAAATATATTGCCGTCACAGGTAGTGATGGTGAAACAGAGCAGTACGTTGAACTTGACTACGTAGACATGGGATCTGACGATTGCTTTTTGCACACTAAGGTTCCCATTGTCTCAGCAGGTGATGACACCTATTTATACCTTTACTGGGATAGCACACATGCTGTTGGGGACAACCCAATGGTTGGTGAGACTGGAGAAGCAGCAGCCCAGAATGTTTGGGATGATGATTACTACGGTGTGTGGCACATTAACGACCTTGTTCTAAAAGACTCCACGGCCAACGGCAATAATTTTACCCCAACTAATATGGCTGCTGATGACTTTCAAGTAACCCATCCAGGCAAGGGTGCTAATTTTAACGGAATAAACGAGTACCTTAGACGTAATGTTAGTTTTAATAACTACCCTATAACCATGGAGGGGTATGGAATAGTTGCTGGTAACCCAGTTGGACAAGTAACCCCAACAGTAAGTATAGGGGACACCGGCCAATTTTACAGACAGTTTACCATCAGCTTATACCAGAACGAAGCCCGTTTGATTCAGCAGGCTTCTTTAACGGACAGTGACAATATAACAACAACTGGACGAAACTGGCAGGTTGGTGACTTTGCAGGTCTGGCAGGTGTTATTGAAAGCAACACAAGCAGACATATCATCGGTGATGGTGTTGAGAAGGTTGTTGGTACAGACTCCGTAGCCTTTCCACCGAGTGTAGATAAATTATATGTTGGAGCTACAGTCAGCTCAGAACCCGGTGAACAGGATGGATTGACATCTGAGGTACGTGTATCTCTTATAGTAAGATCAGATGCTTGGCTAAAGGCAACGTATAGTGCCCTTGCTGGTAACCTATTTGGTGCTGGATCAGTTAGTCCTTTGATAAAATCATCTCAGGATATTGCCTGGTATCAAAAAACTCCCTTGAAATTTGAGAGGGATATTTCATGGTATCTTGGCCCGGGTGATTTATATTTCAACGTTGACCCCAACCTAAGGGTTCCCGGTATTGGAGACATCTTTCAAAATAACTGGGATGGTACTGGTGGTGGAGACCGTTGGTTCGATGTCCTTTGTGACAACAACACCGACACTACTTGGGCTATTTTAAATAAGTTTCTACGAGACATTGCATGGGACATATTAAATGCAAATGATCAAGACACTGCCTGGGATATCTTAAATGCCTTTGCTCAAAGCTTAGCTTGGGATATTGTTACCCACAGGAGTTCCGATGTGGCCTGGTCCGTGTTTGCAGAGTTTGTGTATTTTGTTCAGCAGTTCTTTATCAAGGCTATTTGCTACGAGTTTGGAATTAAATATCCTGTGCCATATAGCAAGCAGATATTTAAACCAGTGCAATACATATTTGAAACGGACAGTGTACTTGTTGACACGGTGCACATGGCTTCACCTGTTGATGTTACTCGTACATTTAACATCAAGGATGTTGTTCAGTTTGATTTTCAAATTAAGGAGCCTCTGGTATTTCTGTTTGGTGTTGACAAAGTACTACAGGGATTCTCAAAAGTAAAACAATTAAAAGAATAAAGGATACCAAATATTATGGCATCAGACTTAACCTTTCACCTAACCGGTGGGGCATCCAACTCAGATCCAGATGATTCTCTTGGTGGTGTTGGATCAAGTGAAGTACTCAGTGCTACGGCACTGAACAATCTATTTGACAACGTCAATCCGGATGAAGTATTGACCGGAGATCTTCTTGAGTATCGTGCTATAGATATAGTGAACGACGGAGATGCCGAGGCACACCATGTTCAGTTCTTTCTTACAGACACACCCAACGTGGAGTCTGAGATACATATATGGTATGATGCCACAGGAACTCAATCAATAGCAAATGAGACTACTCCCCCAGTAGGGTCCGACGGTAATTGGACCCAACCCCTGGTGGGAAGTAAACAGTCTTTTAGTGACCTGGCAGCAGCAGGCACGTATCGTATTTGGGTACGTAGAACAGTAGATCAAAATGCTGACAACATTAATGAGGACACAGCTACCTTGCATGTCTGGTTCTCATAAGAAATAAGTAGGGAGAATATAAGATGTCCAAATGGTATGCAGCAACAGAACTCTCGGCCGATCCCAGTGGACTGGATCACGTTCCAGTTCCCGGTGATTATACAGATCTTGAGACAGGTGACAAGTGCTTTGTTCTTGTGAATAACTTGCACCTTAGAGTATATGAGTATAATGAAGCAAGTACTGAGACCAATGACCTCTTTGGCCTGGCTCAAATCCCGGCCGATAATGTATCTGGTACGGGTGCTTGGATACAAGCCAGGACATCTGGTATTATCACACAGTTTGCTGGGGGTTTTGCCAACCACTTTGATGCCGTAGTGACCGAAGCTGGTGGTGTGGTTTCCCTGGACTTTGAGGGAACCGGTGGAATACCGGGTCTTGCAATCTTTCCAACTGACCTTATATCAGTCCCAATTCAATCGATTGTACTGTCTGCTGGATCAGACTCGGCCCCCACGGCCAACTACATTTATGTTCTTGAGACAGATCCAGCTGTACTGGCAGTTGGGAGTGAGTGGCCTGCAGCTATGCATTGCAAGGTTGCCTACACACTTATTCCATCAGCATCTCACGTCTCCAACTTTGGTGCTTATGTAAACCAGAACTGGAACGACGGCAACGAGACTGATGGTACCGGTCACCTAACAGCTGTGAGTGAAAACATTCGGCTTACACAAGACGGTGCTCACTGGCACTCGGGTTGTGCAGGCAATGGTGCCACCGACGACTACATTACAATCGTCACCGATGATACTCCGGACAGTGCTTACTTTGTAACTTCTGCTGGTGTTTGTTTTCAGATGCACCGGCACACAGTCCCTGCATTTAATTCTCAGACCAATCACATGCATATCGTTAATGCCTTTGGTGAGGCATACAAATTAGTTAATGATATTCGTGACGAGGAAGTGGACTCTGTTAATGGTTCACTGACAAACAAATATTACAACATTGTATTCTGGCAGGTGGCTAACAAGGGTGGAGAGTATGCCCCGGTCATGATGAATATGCCGTCGGGTACGTACACCGGTCTTAGTAATGCAATCAACGACGTTGATGGTCACGACAATTATGACATCCCACGTCAGTACAAAGAGGACAGTGCTACTGGCTTCTTACTTTGTCGAATTACATTTCGTCAAACAGCATCTGCAATAGCAGTCCACAACACCACCGACCTACGTGGTCAAACCCCTGGTACAGCCTCAGGTACTTCGTTGACTGCTGGTACAGAGTTTGCTGACAATCAATTTAATATCTTCAACGTACTTGATGCCACCAAGATAGTTGACTTTGATCTTGCTGGTATTGCAACTGGCAACATTCGAACAATAGAGATTCCGGATGCCGACATGATCATCCCAATAGGGACGTTGGCCGGTGCCACAGAACTTAATTATAATGGTGTTAAGAAGTTTGAAACATCGGCCATTGGTGCTACGTTAACTGGTGTTCTGGATGTTGACGGTGTCACTTTAAACAACGACGAAAAAGTAATATTTGGTCCTGGTGAAACTACTTGGATTGAAATGTTCCGGAATGGTACCACGAATAACTTTGAAATAAATTTCTCTAATAATGACGAGATTTTAAAGGCTGTTCCTAACGGTTCCACAACATTTTATTACAATGGAAGTAAACGAATAGTAACATCCCAGGCCGGTATGAATGTTTGGAGAGGCTCGGGTGTTGCTACTATCAAGACAGAGTTCATAGTGGACCTGTGGAGCATTGGGGTCTATGAGAACACCCCTCTGATTTTACAGGCAGAGAACGTTGGAGAGACTTTAAACACATTGTTTAAAGGTGATCCTGACGGGGGTGCCTCGTTATATTTTGCTGGATTGGAATCGATAACCACAACAGCCACGGGTATTAAAATTTTCGACACAGATGGTGACGATCCCTTACTTACCTTTAAGGATTCCGGTGGCAGCACTGTGGGTACCATTCAGGTAACAGACGGCAACATGGCATTTGAGTCGAGTGACGAACTGCATATATACTGTACGGCCGATGGTGGTGTTGACCTTTATTATGACAGCACCATAAGATTTAAAACCACGAACACCGGTGACGGTGGTGTATTGGTTCGTGCTAACTCAGGTACTGAGAAAGCAAACCTGTACTTCGACGGCACCACCTTTATCGTTGAGTCCTTTACGACCGACGTTGCACTAACTTCACTATTATTGGCAGTGGACAATGCTGCCGGGGATACGTCAAGTGGTATTTTAATCACTGGTGGTGGTTCTGTTAACCTTTATTATGATGCTGCCCTTGTCTTAGAGACAACTGCAGCAGGTATAAGTGTTTCAAACACAGGCCAGGCCGTTGGTGGCTGGGTTATTGAAGCTGGCACTGCCAACATGCTTATTAAGAGTCTGGAAGAGTCTGCAACAGTAAAGCTGCAGGGTACAAATGGTAGTGGTGCCTTACGTAATATAATCACCGGTGACCCAGATGGTCTCACAGAAGTATACCACAACTCCACAGTGCACCTTGCCACTCGTGGTGGTGGGATAGATATATACGACGATGATGGCCATAACCTGAGGGAAACCTTTTCCGGTATAAACTATCGTCTCATAAACCAGGAACCTGCTGGTGAGCTATATCTTAAGGGAACCCAAACTGATACCACTGTAGTTGACATGATCACCATGGACCCCGACGGTAATGTCAAACTTTATGCCAGTGGGAATTTATCTGTTGTAGCTGGTGTTGGTTCTCTGGGTGTGTACTCTAATGCTGGGACACCTGCTTGGGGACAGCTCAAGCACGATAACACAGATATACGAGTGGAGAATAATCTTGATAGTGGCCACGTTCTACTAAAGGGGCACACCAGTGCCTCAGCTCTTGTACATTGTTTCCTCGGTGATCCCGACGGCCCAGGTCAATTATACTGGGCAGGTCTGAAAGCATTTGAAACAACAGAGACTGGGTTTCAGGTTACCAAGTCGTCACAGTCCGTTAGAACTTGGACGGTTGACGTCAGATCGGCTGGGGATATCTGGAACTATGCTGACTATCAAGGTGGTGGTTTTTCCTTCTACGGCAGAAACGATGCCGACGATGCTGACAACACACTGCTCACCATGGACCCAATGGCAGGCTTCGGCTTGTACCATGCTGGGGTTTTAGTTCTCGAAAGTTTTGGTACCAACCAGAACGGAATAATTGTTTGGTCCGAAACTGGTACGGAGAAGATGACAACGACGTGGAACGGTATGTCCTGTAGTCACCAATGTGTTACAACCACAGAAGCAGCTACAACATTAAAGTTCTCAGTTGACGACGATGGTGGTTCATTGGATAATGGGCTGACAATTACTGGTAGTGGTAGTGTAAAGCTGTTTCATGCTGGTGCATCTGCACTTGAAACCACACCCGAGGGTATGATATTAACAAGTAATGATGAAGACACTGGTGGCCCAATAACACTCCAAGCATTTGACAACACGTTGGGTGCCCAGCCAAGTCCCACCCACGGCATGTGGATGCTTGATCCGGTATTTGGTAAGATAGGTTTTCATCTTAACTCATCTGGTGGTTGTAACTTTAGAAACCATCAGGCAGCAGGCACCTTCTCATTCCAGGGATACACCACGGCCGATGCCATCAATCACATCAACATGGTTACAATGGACCCAGACGGTGGTGTTAGTATAAAGTATACGGGAATAGAGAAGTTTATCACATCAGATACTGGTATCACTGTCACAGGTGTTGTGGTAGCTGACGGCCTGACTCTTGGTGATGATGAGGTTATAGTCTTTGGCACCAAAGGTCAGATATCTTCTGATGGGACCAAAGTTATAATCCAATCGTCAGGAGGGTCAGAAACAATGGCCCAGTTCACTCCTAATGGTGGATGCTCCCTTAGATATAATGCAAACATAAGGATTGCTACGACAGCCACGGGTGCTGATGTCAATGGTATTCTTACCCTGGACGGTCTGAACTTACTTGAAAGAAGTGCTGACCCGACAGAACCGTCCGAAGGGCAATCAGTTATTTGGATGTCAGACGGAACTGGCAAAGGTGACGATGGTGATATACTCATAGCAAGCCAGGCAGGTGGTGTCACAAAGTGGACTACTTTGTTTGATCACTCGGCTGGAGCAGCTTGGTAATAACTAACAACTAACAAGGGGGATTTTAAATTATGAAGAAAGCAAAAGTAGCAGCAGACCAGAGCAAGTTGGCAAGTGAAGTGGCAAAGAAAGTAGCACCGGGACCACAGCAGGTTAAACAAGTTCTTGCCCAAATCTTGCAGCAGTTTATTAACGAAGAGGCTGGCAACAAGGTAACTCGTAACAACATGGCTGGCCTTACCCTGCAGATCCACGGTGCCATTGATGGACACATAACACTTCAAAAACCACAGGAGGGTGATACTCCCTAATGAATGTAGAGTTTGAACAAGGCAAGATAACTATCCAGTCGAATGCAGCTGACTGGGGACCGTATAGCTTTGACTTCACAGATGCCTTGCCACCGAATAAGGTCTTAACACTTTGCTCGGTGGTATCGTATCTTGGTAGAGTCAAACCAGATGACAGTGATGTCCTGGCAGGTGAAACGGAAACTACGTCCGAGCTAATTAGCTCCTCAGCAGTGTCTTCTGACACCACAGTTATTGTGGCATTCAACCGGCCAACAACTGAGGCTTACATAAATGCAAGTCACACACTCGTCTTTAACTTCACCATCACAGGTGGTGGCACACACAGTGCCTATTACTACAGGGTGAAAGTTTTATAACCACTATATAGATGGAAGGATCTATTCATGGATTGGGAATTAGATTACGTTGCTAACGACACCTTTGCCCAGGTACATCAGGCCGAGGAGAAGTATATGTTTATTAGAGGATCTGTTGGATCGGGCAAGTCGTCTGGGTGTATCCTCCACTGCTTTTTAAATGCACTGGAGCAAGCACCAGATATCAATGGTGTTCGTAAATCACGGTATGGAATACTTCGAGCAACGTATCCAAACCTAAAGTCTACCACTGTTGAGTCTTGGAAAGAATGGTTTGGCCCGACCATCAACATTGTCTATGATATACCTATTCGTGGTCGGGTGGTGATGAACCACCCTGATGGTCGAACGACCGTGGAGATGGACCTTGTCTTTCTTGCCCTTGACCGGGAAGAGGACGTAATCAAGTTGCAGTCATTACAGCTTGTCGGTGCACACCTCAACGAAACTGCAGAGATACCTCGTGGTGTCTTTCAGATGTTGAAGTCTCGTATTAATCGATATCCCAAGATGTTTAGGGTGCATGCCGATTACCGGGATCAGTTCAAACACATGGAGAACATACACGGTAAGGTCGGTGCAGTCGAGCCATTTATCATTTCGGATTATAACTCTATTCCCACGGAGCACTGGCTATACAAGATAGCTGAGGAAGAACGACCAGAGAACCACAGGTTTTGGGTCCAGCCCTCGGCACTACTCATGTGTGCCAAGCAACAGGGTTTTGTTAAGGATGCTGGTGATAACTGGTATAAGATCAATCCCTTTGCAGATAACCTTGAACATCTATCGGAGGATTACTATGTTGACCAAGTCCAGGGAGCTGACCCAGAGTGGGTATCCGTTTTCGTTCTCAACAACTACGGTAACCTTAGGGGTGGAAAGCCTGTATATAAGATGTACGATGACAAAGTACATTTTACGGATAAGCCTTTTGAAATCTCGAAGGGCATTCCGATTGTCATTGGCATGGATACGGGACTCACACCGGCTGCAGCTTTCACTCAGTTTACCAGTTCAGGACAGTTTGTTATCTTTGATGAGTTGGTTACAGAGGATTGCTCCATCCATGAGTTTGCATATGACGTACTTTGGCCTCACCTCAGAAACCACTATAAGGGGTTCAAATTTGAGATCGTTCTCGACCCTGAAAATAAACGGGGTCAGACAGATAAGAAGACTGCTCGGGACATACTTATCAAGGCTGGGTTTCCAGTCTCGTTAGGTAGAACCAACAACCCGGCCCAAAGGTTTGAGTCCGTTGTCTTCTTCCTTCGAAAGAAGGATGGTCTTGTGCTGACGGCCAAGTGTCCAACGATTAGGAAGGGATTCCTGTCTGAGTTTAAGTACGACAAGGTATCCACTACTGTAAAGGGCACTACCTGGAGAGAGAAAGTCACAAAGAACATCTACTCTCATGTGCACGAGGGGTTACAGTATGCTGCCATGGAGTTTGTGCAGGGTAAGATATTCCGGAAGAACGTTGCACGTAAACAAAAATACACAAAACCGGCATGCAGCACGGCCGGGTATTAATAACAAGGATAGGATATGCCAACTGATACGAATGAACATAAAGAGATGACCTCGACATTTGATAAGATCAAGGATGAGCCTAAGGATGAGAGTCCGGAGGCCAAGGCTGAGAAGGAAGTTCAGGATAGGGCACGTGCCGTAACACTGACTCCGTTTTACACAACTCTCGGTACCATGCTTGACGACGAATGGCAGAAGACAGAGGGTGAAAAGATATTCTCGGAAAGACGGATGCTCAGGGATTTACGTCAATACCGTGGCCAGTATGATCCTGAGATAGTTAAGCAGATCCATCCAAACAGATCAAAGGCCTTCATCCGGTTAACTCGTACAAAGGTTAAGACCTTCGATGCCAGGATGATGGACATCCAGTTCCCGGCCAACGACGACAAGAACTGGGTTATACAGACCACACCTGTACCAGAGCTTGATGGTCCTGTCATGGAGCAGATTGCTACTCAGTTGTACGATCTTCATGGCAGGGTACCTACCCGGCCAGAGATTGATGAGATAGTCTTCAAGAGGGCTGACAAAGCTGCCAGTGCTATGGAGAATGAGATTGCCGATCAGTTGTCTGAGTTTGATTACCGTGCCGTTATTCGTAACGTCATACACTCTGCTCATATATATGGTACTGGTGTTCTCAAAGGCCCAATGGTAAAAGAGATTACTTCTAAACGGTGGTACCGGGACAAGGCCGGTTCCTGGAAACAGCTTGTCATAAAACGTATGGTGCCAATAGCACAGTGGGTACCCATATGGGACATCTATCCGGACATGAGTGTCAAGGATTTAAAGGATGCCAGGTTTGTTTGGCAGAAACACTTGTTTAGCAAAAACAACTTTGCCAAGCTGGCCAAACGATCTGACTTCAACACGGATGCTATAACAGCATTCATTGAAGCCTACCCTGATGGCAATGCAAACTATAAGGACTACGAGGAACAGCTTCGTGATATGTCCACCAACACTGATGCCGAGGGAGACAGCACACCACCCAAACGTGAGCAGTATGAAGTGCACGAACGGTGGGGTTTCCTTGACGTTGAGAAGGCCAAAGAGCTGGCCCCCAATGTTACTGACAAGGTGTGGGAAATGATGGGCAGGGAAGTTGCTTGTAACACCTGGCAGGTTGAAGGGGTTATAATCAAAGCAGTCCTCAGTCCTATAGAAGGTGCAGACCTACCCTACTACTTTTATTACTACGACAAAGATGAGACCAGTATATTTGGTGACGGCATACCACGGATCATGAGAGATCCCCAGATGCTGTACAATGCATCGATAAGAGCAATGCTCGACAATGCTGCCATTAGTGCTGGCCCAATCATTGAAGCTAATATAGACCTGCTGGCCGACGGTGAAGATCCTTTGGAGTTGTATCCGTTCAGGGTATTCCAGAGAACAGGTGAAGGCCTGGAAGCCGGTCAGAAAGCTATACACGTAACAAAACTTCCCAGCTACACCAAGGAGTTTCTTGGCCTGGTGGAGTTTTTCCAAGAGACAGCCGACGAGTCAACGACAATACCCAGATCCCTGCACGGCTCCCAGAATACTGGTGGTGCCAATCAGACAGCTACTGGTATGTCAATGCTTATTGGTGCATCAAACATAACGTTGAAAGATCAGGTACAGTTCTTTGATGATGGTGTTACCAAACCTTTTATTAAGTCTATGTACTTTTGGAACATGGAGTTTAACGGTAAGGACACCATTAAGGGTGATTTTAATATTGTTGCCCGGGGAACTAAGTCACTCATTGCTAAGGAAGTCAAGATGGAGCAGATCAATCAGTTCCTCCAGATTACTAACAATGACACAGATCTTCAATATATAAAACGTGACATACTGCTAAGAGAGCTTGCAGAGATATTTGATCTTGATCGACTGGGTTTTGTAAGATCAGAAGCCGAGGTCGAAACTCGGAATGCTAAGAATGCTGAGCAGCAGAAGAAGAACGATGACAGAGCAATCTTGCTTGAGGCAATGAAAGCAGAGTCATCCGGTCACGTGCCTAATGCTGTAGAAAGAACAGCCCAGATGTTTGACATTCAATTACCGGGGGCACCCCCGGCTGAGGGTTCAACACAAGTAAGGGAGACACAATTAGGTGGTTAAGACAAGACAACAAGAACTAATCAACGACATGAAACGAAACACTGACAGCCAATTCTTTGGTAACCTCACTGAGTACCTTGAGCTGAGGATAAGTTTACAAAAGGATTCTATGGTCAGCTCCGTTGACATGGAAGAGGTTAAAAGAATACAGGGAAGGGTACTTGAGATGCAGGAACTTCTCAAGGCCCTGACCAGAAAGCCCGTGAAGAGTACACAGTATACCGGGTCTTTCAATTAGGGGGAGTGGGCCGGTCACATACCGTCACCCAAACGTAAACATTTTTGAATGAGGGATATCCTATATGGACCCCAGAGGAGGCATAACATGCCAGATGAGAAAACAGAGTTAGACCAGTATCAGAAGGATAAGGATGAGTTTTCAGAAGCAGTTGACGACGTGTTAGGTGCAGACGAAAGCAAGTCCGACGAGGAAATTATTGCAGAGATGGACAAGAAACAGGCAGACGGTACGGATGTGGGTGGGGAACCCAAACAAGATCCGGACAAGCCTGCTGTTGAAAAGACCGACGATGCAACTAAAACCGAAGACGACAATCTTGACGGCCAGGGCATTGTCCCTGTTACCAAAGATATTGAAGATCCTCCGGATACGATCGAAGCATGGAAGGGTAAGGCCGACAGTTTTGAGGCCGAGTTAGCAAAGGAACGTCAGAAGACCTCCAGTTGGAATGGCAGGATAACTGCAGCCAACACAAAGGTTAAAGAGCTGGAAGCTAAGATTGTGGAATTGGAGTCACAGGTTAACACTGCTGTTGACAAAGATACCAAAGCTTCCAATGATTCTGACAACGAAGTACTTGACAGGTTTAGAAAAGATTTCCCAGAGCTGAGCAACGTTGTCGATATTATGCAGAAACGTATCGATGGTGTTGTACCGACAGCCCCGGCCAAAGTCGAAACACCTGCAGCCGACAACAGCACTACCTCTGCAGAGGTAGATGATGATAAGGCCGTAGCCAAAGTCAAATCTGATCACGTTGCTTCAATCCGAAAAGTACACCCCGACCTCCCTGAGGCCGTGAACTCAGGTGTACTGCTGACCTGGATTAATAAACAGCCGACGTATATTCGTCCTACTCTGGAAACCATTTATAAGTCCGGCAAAGCTGAGGACGTTATTAAAATGGTGACTAACTTTAAGGATGACACAGGCTGGAAGTCACAGCTTAAACAGGCAGACGATAAGAACACATCAGCACAAGATAAACTCGACTCCATGATAGCAGTCCAGTCAGAGACCCGTACCCCCAACGGTAAGGTAGTTGACAAGGAAGACTATGATCAGGGAGCAAAAGATGCTGGACTGTAACGTTTGCCAATTCGTTATAGGAGAAATACTTTATTATGAGTACAACAACATATGGTGATATATCCCCCCGTACGGCAGCTTTCGTAGTTCGTGATCTTCTGAAACGTGGTATGCCATGGTTAATCCTGGAGAAGTTTGGCCAGGCCAAACCGTTGCCCAGCAAATCGACCAAGACCATTCAGTTCCGTCGTTACTACCTGGACAGCACATTTACATCTACGTTCGGAAGTGATTTCAATCCTCACGAATATTTCAAGGGCACTAACTTTAATCCTACCAACAAGACCTTGACCGAAGGTGTGACACCGGATGCTACTCTCTTAGAGAGTTCAGACTACGATGCCACCCTGGTGCAGTACGGTGATCGTGTTGTCATTACCGACGTTATCATGGACACTCATG